GAATTGAAATCAGCTGGTACCAGCTTGCCTCAATCCTCAGGGAGCGAGTCGACGTCAAGCGGCAGAACGAAAGCGTCCCACCAAGCGCCTGCCCTAACGACGGAGAGCCGCTCATCTCAGCAGGCGACGGGAACGGCGTCTTCTGCCGATTCGACGGTTGGCGCTGGCCGGGCGGATCTCAGCCCATCAGATAAGACCATTGTCAAACCAGCGTCACCGAAAAGCAGCAAGGAAAAGGCTAGGGCTACCGCGATGGATGACGACGATTTCGCAGCCCTGCAATAACTATTTCATTGTCGGTGGGGGAGTTGCTACTACAGGACTCCCCCGCATAGAACGTAAAGGACACCATGGAGCTAGGTACTGTTGCAGGATTAGTTACAGCGGTTGCATCGTTGGCAACTGCTATCGGCGGTTTGCTGCTAGCCATCAAGGTAATCATGCCGACACACAAAATAGTTAACCAGCAACGGACTGACATGCTCCGTTTTCAGACAGTACTGATTAACACACTGACCTTGCATGGAATTGATATCCCAGAGGATCAAAGCAGGCTCGACTAGAAACTTTCTTAACAATTAAATAAGCCCCTAACGTAGTGCCGTAGAAAGCAATCGGGAGTTGGGTAATGGGCATCAAGTATGCAACCAGAGAGCAGGTTCAAAACTCTCTGGAGATAGCACATAGCGCGTGGTCTAACACGTTGGTTGATTCAAAGCTTGAGGCTGCCTCGCGAGGTGTTGAGAAGTTCCTCCATCGTCGCTTCTATCCCGAGCTACGGACCATCCGCAAGGATTGGCCGAACAACCAATACGCGCCGACGCGCCAGATCTGGCTTGACGATCAGGAGCTTATCTCGCTCGCGTCGCTGGTTTCAGGCGGTACATCTATCCCCCTTGGCAATGTGTTCCTTCGCCGTGGTGACGACTTGGCTGAGCCTCCATATTCCTATTTGGAGGTAGACCTATCAACGTCGTCGAGTCTTAGTGCCGGAACCACTTTCCAGCGAAGCAATGTGATTAACGGTGTGTTTGGTCATAACGAGACTGACACCACCGTTCCGGCGCATGCCCTCTTGGGCGGAAACATCAACTCAGCGGTGACAACGCTAACCGTCACCCCTTCAAGTGGCGTAATCGATTTGGGTGTCGGCTCATTGCTGATGCTCGGTACAGAGCGCTTGGTGGTCACTGAACGCATCATGAGTGATACCACGCAGAACCTTGCCAACACCCTTACCGCGTCTAACGGTGACACCGTGGTAGGCGTTGCGTCCGGCGCAGCGTTTGCCCGCGATGAGGTGATCCTGATTGATGGCGAGCGCATGAAGGTACGCGACATCGCTGGTAACAACCTAATCGTGTCACGGTCATGGGATGGCACAGTGATTGACGATCACACCATCGGTGCCGATGTCTACGCCCTACGCACCCTCACCGTTCAGCGTGGCGCGCTTGGATCTACTGCCGCCGCGCACACTACTGCCGATCCTGTTTACGCGCACCAGTATCCGGGGTTGGTGAATGAGTTAACCATTGCTGAGACTGTCGTGTTGCTTGAGCAGAATTCGTCAGGCTACGCGCGGACAATTGGCTCAGGGCCGAACCTTCGTGAGGCTAAGGGAGTCGGGCTAGACGATGTCCGGCAGCGCTGCTGGCTTGCCTATGGGCGGAAGTCACGGAAGGGTGCGATCTAATGCCTAACTTCCGCATCAATGTCAAGGCAACCACCCGTGGCCCGATATTCAACGCGTCAACCACCAAGTCAGCAGCCAAGCGAATGATCGTGAAAATCAATGAGGCTGTAGCGCTTGAGGGTGTTGACATGGTGCGCGCTCGGCTTGATGTCGTGCTGCGCAACCCTACCGGCTACTACCGCTCTCGCATTGCCGTGTTGCGCCGGGAAGTCTACCGGGGTATCTGGGATCAAAACGTGGTGTACGGCGGATGGCTTGAGGGTGTTGATTCACGCAACAGGACAACTAGATTCAAGGGCTACCGCACGTTCCGCCGTGTCAAGCAAGAACTAGATAACAGGATGGACAGCATAGCTAAGCCGCTGGTTGCCGAATACGTTAGGGAGTTGAGCTGATGACAACCCCCGACGGTAGCGAGGCATGGCTAGAAGACGTGTTTGACGCGGTTGTAAGCGACGCTCAGGCGTCAGGATACTTCGATAAGGTCAATCAGCATGAGCCCAAGCGCAAGCCCGGAAACAGGCTTACAGCGGCTGTTTGGCTGCAAAGCATCGATCCGATTGCTCTCGCTAGCGGGTTGGCCTCAACCAGTGGCCGAATCGTATTCATGCTCCGAATTTATTCCAACATGCTTCAAGAACCACAAGACATGATCGACCCCAACATGGCTAGGGCTTGCTCGAACCTGATACGGCGCTACCACGATGACTTTGATTTCGGTGGCGCGATCAGGAATGTAGATCTGCTAGGCCAGTTTGGTATTGCGCTGAGCGCACAAGCGGGATATCTAGAGATGGACAACACGATGTTTCGGGTAATGGATATCCAGATTCCCTGCATCGTAAATGATATCTGGCCACAAGTTAGTTAAAGGAGAGGGGGAAAGATGGCAAAGGAATCTGGCCTAGGGGCTAATTTCTACTTGGATGGGATAGACCTGTCCGGCGATACCGGCTCACTGGAAAGCATCAGCAAGGCGCTAAACCCGATACCGCAAACGGGAATTGATAAGTCCGCTTATGAGCGCAAGGCAGGGCAGTTGTTCGGAGTGATTGACTGGACTAGCTTTTTCAATCCGACATCGGCCCATCCGGCGCTAGCCAATGTCCCACGTACAGACCGAATCGCAACGTATTTCCATCGCACAACGCTTGGTTCACCAGCAGCCAGCATGGTGTGTAAGCAGGTGGATTATGCGCCTAGTCGTCCGGCCGATGGTTCATTGCTGGTGAAGGTGCAGACCATCTCTAACGCCTGGTGGCTTGATTGGGGATTGAGCCTCACGGCGGGAAAGAAAACCGATGGAGGTGCCACTAACGGAACAGGGGTGGACTTCACTGCTGGTGCTGCGTTCGGCTTGCAGGGATATCTACAGGTGTTCGCCTTCACGGGTACCAGCGCAACTGTCAAGCTGCAACACTCCAATGACAATGCGGTTGGTGACCCCTATGCGGACGTCACCCTAGGCGGTTTCACACTCGTGACAGGAGTAACCAAGGAACGCATTCAGACATCGCGAACGCTACCTATCAAGCGCTGGCTGAGGGTAGTGACAACAGGCACATTCTCCAATCTCGTTTTTGCCGTACAGGGCACCGTGAACAAGGCGGACTACACGATATGACAATCACTAGGCAAGTCAACCGCGTCACACCCCGGATACCAACGCAGTTCATGAAAACCTATGCCGTGCGTTCGCCGCTGAACACGCACTTCCGCAGTGCCACGTGCGCCGAAATCGATTGCCCCGACTACATCCATGGCTGGTACCTGAAGATTGAGGGCACCCCCGCTGACCTACTTCATGCGGCAAAGACGTCCGGCAGGCGCTACACCATAGGCGAGCTATGGAACGGTCAAGGCGAAGCATTCCAAGCCATGATTTTTGAGGCAGGGCAAGAGTGTTTCCGCTCATCCACACACGTCAAGTCGCTGGATCGGCCTGAGTTTTTCTTTGCAGGGCGGGGAGATCACCGTTCATTCAGCACGCGTATAGCTGTCAAGTTCGACCGGGCTGAGCATTTCGTCGACAGTTTCGCAACACATTTGGACAGGCTCAAGCAAGACCTAGAGAGGGGCTGAAATGGCTAAGGAAACCGGTCTTGGGTGGACAACCCTCACCGTTCAGAACGACGCACTCGCGGCACAGGATCTCCGGAGTGACATAACCAACTTGGATTTCTCTACCCCGTACAACACGCAAGAAGTAACCGGCATCGACAAGTTCGCCATGGAGCGGTTGCTGTTGCTGGCTGACTTCACCGGAACACTCAACACGGTGTTCAACCCTGCCGCCAACCGCGTGCATGATGTGTTCAACGGTGATCTTCGTATCCCGCGCGTCATGGCAATCGTCATCAGTGCTCAGACACTCAGCAATACGGTTCTCTTCACTGACTACGCACTCACTCGCGCCGCTGGTGGTGAGTTCACGGCACAGCATCCTTTCGTTCTGTCTAACGGCACGGTGCCCACATGGGCATAACCAGCAACGAATAGCGCTCAGAGGAGAGAGAAATGGGTTACAAGCCTACGAAGAAAGTCTATGAGCTGAACTTCACAGACTTTCCCGGACTAGAGATTACCGCCACTTCAACCGCCCTGGGGAAGCTGTTGCACCTAGGGACGTTGAACGTTCAGCTCAATGAGCCTGATGAAGCAAAGAAAATGGAACTGTTCAGCACGTTCGCGTCATGCCTCACTGCGTGGAATGTTGACCACCCGGCGCTGAATGATGGCGAGGAGGTGTGCCCGCATTGCGGTCTAGCCGAGGATGTCCGGATGCCTTGCACCGTAACTAGTCTGCTGTGCCTCGATCTGGATTTCATCATGCCGCTTATCTTTGGATGGATGGCGACCGTTAGCCGGATCAGCGTCCCAAAAGAGATGACTTTGAGCGATGGAGGGAAGAATATCCAAGAGGAAGTGATGAAGATGCTAGGGCAGCATCCAAACCTATCGACATTGCCCACGCCGAACTTGTCCTAGGGTTGATGGAGAGATTCAATTATCCCAACCTGGCAGCAGTGTACGAAGAGGAATCGGAGATCATGTACTTGCTTGAATGCGAGTCATACGGATACAAGCGAGATGAGAGAGAACGGATGGACGAAATAGAGGCTGAGGCAGAAAGGCTCAGAGATGGCGAACGAACTAACAATTAGCGTTGGTGCCACTGAGAACGCCTCAACCACCATCGCGGGGGTAGGTGCTGCTGCCGTACGGACAGAGCGCGTAATCGTTCAGTCAATGGGTTCAACAGAGGAAGCGTTTGACACTGCCGCCCGTTCAAGTGGCAGGTTCGGCGCGGTTATGGACAGGGCTGCTGGTGCCGCTGGCACGGCAAGCGATGGCCTGCAAGGCGTTGCCGACATCACGCAAGGTGTCAGCGACGTGATGAACCGCGCCGCCCGGAGGGCAGAGGAGCTAGCTCAGGCGCAACAGGATGTAGCGCAAGCTGCATTCGACGCAGACCAAGCCTTGCAGGATTTAGACCAAGCGAATCGTGATCTAGCGCAGTCTGAAATAGACACAGTGCAAGCTGGAATTGATTTAGAGCAAGCGCTACTAGATCAGACAACGGCACAGAAGGATTACAACGCAGCAGTAAAGGAATTCGGCAAAGACTCAGATGAAGCCAAGCAAGCTCAAATCGACCTGAAACAAGCGCAGAACGACGCGACCCAAGCGGGGGAGGATGCCAAACAATTCGCGGAGGACTTCGCTCAAGCGCAATTGGATGCAGAGCAGGCGGTGCTTGACCACAGTCAGGCGCAAAAGGATTTGAGCGCGTCACAGCGCGAGCTAGCCAATCAAGGCAAGTCGCTAAACCAGGTGGCCGAATGGGCAGGTCTGCTGTCCGGCATCCTGGGAGGGCTGGTTGGTGTCATAGGTGCGATTACAGCGGTCCAATGGGCATGGA